ACCCACCCTCCCATTTCAGGATGATGGGTACGATTTTACTGATGTCTGCCATGATGGTTAGTCGGTTTTATAGTCAGGGTCGTCAATTAGATGCCAGTGTTCTTTTGCATACTCCTTAGTCTGCAACCAGCACTCCTTGCGAGTCTTGTCACAGATGTGGTTAAACTTAGGTTCAACAATAATATATTGCTCTGCCGACTTATCCTCAACGCGGAACTTATCGTTGAGCTTTACACGGAGGTCAGCAATGATTTTTAAGCCTTTGTCGGGGTCAATCGTTCCCTCCGTGAGAGCCTCTTCCGTTCTTGAAATAAGCTCTACCATAGCGGACTTATTTTCCTCAAAGGTAATATCCTTGTTGTTGCTCTCGCTTTTCTCCGCAATCAGCTTTTCAAGTCTCTTGTCCCTTTCTACTTTCGGGGCGAGTTTCTTCTTGAAAAGTTTCAGAAGATACTCAACTTTATCAAGCCTCTCGTAGCAGGCAATATCGTTGTCTTTCTGCGGCGTTCCGAATACCACGGTATAGCAGAACAAATCATTGTCAAATGCACTGCGGAGAAGTCCGTAGCAAACATCACGTATTGAAACGTCATGCCCGTATTTCTTCGCCCCGTCAATTATTCTTTCTATTTTCTCCTGTTCCATATCTAACACCAAAATGAATCATCGTAAACACTAAAAGTATCTATCTCGTTTTTCTCCGAAGTCTCGTAAGCGTTTCTTCTCTCAAGCTCACAGCCATACTCGTATTGGTCGTAAGCCGACATGAGCATTGAGAATACGTCAAGCACATCCATAGAACGACCGCTGCCCAGCGTAGCGTTCATCTCCTTCTTTGTCGGCAGGCGTTTCTTTCCGTCGGGCATCTCATTGAAGTAGACGCACTCGCACTCATCAACGAACTCCGTGAGAATACTAATCGGTTTGAGTTTCTGATGCTCGTATATAGCGTTGGCTACTTCCGGAGCTATGGATATTCGTCTGCCGTTTATCGCTTCCACAAGGCGCATATAACTCTCGTCCTTGCGCAGCTTGAACTCGCGGCGGTATTTCCCACGCGGAGCATAAGCTGAAATATAACAGATGGCATTAGGAATGTAATCAAGCACATACGCTGCTCTTGTTCCATCATATATAATATGATTGTCGGGGATGTTATGCTTTGCTGCCATAGCCTGCATCCAGTTGCAGTTTACCCTTGGCGTGGATTTCTGTAAAATCTTGAAGTCTATGCAGTGGAACCCGTCAAACACGAATATCATTGTGTTGTCCGTGCCGGTATCTGCGACATCGGCCACAACATATTTTACGTTGTTTCTCTGCTCGTCGTTATCTATGATTTTGCGTGCCAAAGAGGGCTTTATCAGCTGTTCTGACAACACCTCCAAATCGCTGTTCCAGTTGCCAAGCAAAAGGGCTTCACCCACGCTACCTGAAACATTACCTACGTAATCAGGGTTATTATTCAGGAGAGCGGAGTTTTCTGCAAGGTTTCCAAGAATAAATGTAAACGACTTTATGAAGTTGTCATACGTTGCAACGCCTCCCATTTTTGCTATCTTGCGGTCAATGCTGGGTTTGCATTTGAGATATACTTCTTCCTTGCTGTCACCCCATACATAATCTTCAACGCTTGTTCCGTCAAGATACACGTAGCGTACCACCCCGCTCTTTTCGGGAGGCACAAGCCCGTCGGGACCTATATACCAATCAAGAAGCTTGCGTACCCAGTGCGTCTTTGACGGGTTGGTCGTGGCGCGAACCTTGCCAGACCATCCCGATTTACCGCGGACACGGGAAGCTATGTAGTTCCATGTGAAGAACTCATATCCCGTCAGCTCCTCAAAGAAGGCAGCGTCAATCTGCATACCCTTGAATGTCTCAATGATTTTCTGTGGTGTCTCGTCAAGTAGTTGGTGGCAGTCGATAAAAGCGCCGGAATTTCTAAAGGTAATACGGGGGTTTTCGGACATTTTTATTGTTATAGAATCACCAAATGCCTCCTTGAAATCGTCCGTTATCGACCCGGCGCCCTTCAGCTCCTTGAGTGTCTTTCGGAAGAAAGCAGCTCTATATTTTGAGTCCAGCGAAGGCTCCGCATTTGCAAGAATCGCACCGAAGGATTTACCTCCTCCGAGCGTTCCTCCGAATATCACTATATCCACATTGGAACGGACGAACAATTCCTGCCCGCCCGCTTGTGGTTGTATTATCTTTATTTTTTTCTTTTCCTCTGCCATATCAGTCGGTCTCCAAAACCTCATATTTTAATAAAGCATTGTAGAGCTTGTCACATATCTCTCCACGCTCGTAATACTCGTCAGCTACTCTCTTTATATACGCCTCCTTTAATTCCTTATATCTAAGGAACGCCTCGTGCATATCAGTGTAAAGGCCACCGTTAAACATTTCACCGTCGATATTAAGGCGGGCACGAAATTTATCCCTGACCCTACCTACTCCAATCGGCGTATCGCCGCGTAGTGTCCCTGCCTTGGTAAATAATGTATTGATTCTGTCGGGTGCGAATACGCAAGCGTCGGGAGAATATACTTTGTTACCATGTTTGATAATATCCTTGTCTATCGCATAGCCCTCGCGGTAGCCGTTTGATGCATCGTCAGCCCACGCAAGGAAAGCAGAGAATGAGTGCCATTCCTCGCATACGCTACAACCTCTGTACATCGGTTTCTCTATAAGACTCTCTTCTGAATAGCAACGACGCAACATCTGCACCCATATATCATATATAATTGATACGTGCGTATCTTTTGTAACGAGTCCGTCATAGTCATTAATGCCTACACCCATTACTACCTTTCTTATGCCCCGCGAAAGGTTGCGTGAGGTGCAGCCGGGGCAACCACTTGCATAAAGGTGCTTGTTCGGGGTTGTCGTAAACTCTCCGTGGTCGGGGCATATAATCGTTACAGGCTTAGTGCTGTTGTTATACACCACCTTTGAGTAATCATAAAAGTTATGATATTTTTTCGAGGCTTTCTTTATAAATGTTTCGGTGTCTGAATATACACCTGCACATTTAGGGCATCCGAATCCTCCCGTATGTATTCGCGGCAACTGCATGAACTCCCCATGCTCTTTGCATATTATACAGACTTTTTTGTTGTTGTTTACGTACTCTACTTTGGAGTAGTCATACTTCTCGCCGTGCGCTTTTCTTGCGTCCTCGATAAATTCTTCTGTTGTCTTTTTCTTAGGCATCTTGAAACAATTTTTAAAGTTACTGGCATATTCAAAAAAAAAACAAGGGAAGCAGATGAAGATGCCAAGAAAGTCCTGCTTGTCGGAAGGAGTCGCGATTTCCTCCTATCCCTTTGAGGACAAAGGTACCCAAAGGGAGGATTTGGCTTAATTCTATTTTACCCTATTGATGTCACCCGTGACAATGTTTGACAATAATAATATGTAACCCGATTTTCCTCGTCTTTATTTTTGTGGCAGATAATTATAAAATTTTCACCAAATATGAAATTTACTCAAAACGAAGCGGCTAAAAAAATTAGCGCAATTCTGACAAGAGGCGGCAAAAAATGCTATCTCTCTGAGAGAACTATCAACGAGCAGTTAGATACCCTGATGAAGCTCTTGGTAAACGACGAGACAGAACTTGACGATTTCATCGCGCAGGTAGAGCCGATGTTTAAAACAAGCAACGGCAACGCGCAGAAAGACCAAGCGGATTTCGTTACGCAATGGAATACAGACCATCCCGATGTCAAACCGAATCTGAAGGACGGAGAGGGAAACGGCGACGGAAACGGCGACGGAGGTAAAGGCGGCAGCGGAGCGCAGGAGCACCCTGAGTTCGAGGCTCTTCGCAAGCAGGTTGAAGCACTTACCGCACGACTTACCGCACAGGACAAGGAAAAGACACTCTTACAGAAGAAAAACGAGTTGATAGCAAAACTTACAGAAAAGGGTGTCAAGGACAAGGATTGGATTGATTCCTTCGTAGGGGAGATTTCTATTTCTGATGATTTTGATGTCGAGGCGAAGGCTGACACATACCTCAAACTCTACAATAAGGGAGTTGCGGGAGGCGGTGCCGGCGGCGGCACGACACCGAAAACACCGGGCGGTGGAAACAATGAAGAGACCGACACTCTGAAACTTGCTTCCGAAATGGCTAAGCGAAACAGAGAGGCGGCTGAACAACGATTTAAATAAAAATTAATATGGCTGAAATTACAAAAAATGCACTTGGTTATTTCGCAGGTCGTACCCTTGTAGCGCAGTCAAGCAAGATTGGCGGTTCCCGTCACGTGTTTGTCAAGCTGCAGGGCTTGCACAACGACCTCGTGTTCCCGACCTTGGGTGGCAAGGTCAAGAACCCGTTCAAGGGCACAGCTAAGGCTTTTGCCGGCGACCTTGTGTGGTATAAGACAGACGAGGATGGCTTGTCTCCCGACATCTACATTCTCAAGACCTATGAGGTTGTGTCTGCCGACGGAACTACCGTAAACATCGCACGCGACGGTTATCGTCATATTCCGTTTGCGGGTGATATTCTGACTATTGCACCGAAGGAGATTG